TTACGCGGCCAGTTCCCAGTCAGCAGGGAAATCGTAATCCGCGATAGCCTTGCTCTTGTCGATAATGACTCGGGCCTTTTTCTGCACGTTCTCGTATCCGGAAATCTTGGCCACAGCCACGCCGCTCACCATGCGTTCCGGATACCGCGCGTTCTCGGTTTGGAATGGCATCCACGTGATGTGTCGCGTGGATCTCGCGGTGTTCACGAGCAGGATCTGGCCGTCAGCCATGCGCCGGCTCACGATGTGCCGCATGCTGCTCGGCTCCACGTCATTGACCGGAACGAGCGACACCCGCGGGGTCCCGTAGGTTTTGTCTCTAAACTCATCGACTTTGCGCACGATCGACGCGGTGGCCCGGTTCGTGACCATTTTGAACCATTTCTGGTTGATGTCCGCGCCGAAGATCCACACATAATCGAAGTCGTCATACACGAGCGTCCCGGAAGATGCGACGCCCACCACCTGGCATTCGTCACCGCCCTCTCGCTGATCGCCGTTCACCATGGTGTCGATCACGTTATCGTTTTCCTGGGCCTCCACGCCGAGGATCGCCTCCACCACATAAGGCCGCAACAGGTTCAGCGGTGCGCTCTTGGCAGCCTCGTCGGAGATCTCGATCATCCTCCCCTTTTTGCTGAGCCTGATGCTGCGTTCCGACATGGTGATCCGAGCGAGCGGCAGCGTCTCAGCCTGTCCCACCGGCGCAGGTCCTGCGTCCTTGAATTGCAGCTTCGGGCTCACCACCGACATGGAACCCACCGGCTCGTCCGTGGCAAAGCAAAGCTCCCGATACCACGGCGTGATCCCGTCAGTTTGCAGGCCCTCGATGATCATGTCGTTGATTTCCTCGCCCGCCAAAAACCGGAAATCGTCCGGCCGCTGAATGAGCGCATTCCACGTCAACGACCAGGGATTGACGCCCATCTCGTCGTACAAATCGCGCTTGCAAAGCGCCACACCGTGGGAATTCGTCAGGTGCAAGGTCTTGTCCATGAACTGATTGAGCGTGGTCTGCATGCCCGGGTTATTGCCGTCATGGCCCCGAAACTTGAGCAGCGGCTCGAAGACTTTCTCCCGAAACGTCTCGCTGAAACCGAGTTCGGCCATTGTTTGGGTCCTCCGATTGAGTAGATTCCGACCTCGGTCGGATTAATTTTCGAGTGTGCCGACCGCGTCGCCCTGGTCGCCCGCAGTGAGGATCAGGCCGCCAACTGCGCTCGCATCGTGCGATGGCGCACTCGGCGTATAGACGTTGGTGGCAGTCCAGCCGAGCAGGGTATACGCGTCGGTTGCCACGGTCTCCACGGTGATGGATTTCCAGATCTCATCCGCCCTGACGCAGAGATGTCCGGTCGCGTCCACGTATGCGGTCATGCCGACAAGCGTTTCGTTCAGTTCGGCCGCGATTGCCGCCATCGTGAGCCCCACGCCCGCGGTGATGACAATGGTCTGGGCCGCGCTGTATTCCAGCGTGAGTTTGACCGTATCGCTCGTGTCCACCACGACCGTATGCACGCCGGTCGTTGTCCCCGCGAACGATGCAGGAATTGCCGGCGTGAATTGGTTCACAGTATTGCCCAATCCCCACACGAACCTGCCAGGAACCACGGTTTCGCCTGCGAGCCTCGTGTCCCGATGGTAGTTGTAGGGCACCACGATTGTGCATTCCTTGATCAGGGTCTCGAAGGCGTACACCTGGCCGACGACCGGCTCCGAGGGATCCACGAGTCTACGCACGGTGCCGTCTGCATCGATGGTGAGCACGTCGCCATCCGCAACCGTGCCCGTATAGGTGAACCTCACCGTGAGCGGCGAAGGGATTCGTCGTTCCATCACTTACCTCCTTCTTTGGCCCGCGGCATGAAGCGGTCGAGCATGGCGGTCCTCAGCAATTGATCGGCGTTTTGCGTGGGCAGCGGCATCTGCCCGAGCGTAACGTCTTCTCCCACGGAGCTCCGCATGTTCACGGTCGGCCCGAACCGGGCCTTGGCCGCGGCTTCATAGATGCCGATCTTGTCCGCCAGCTCCTGCATGTTGGAGCAGTTCGCGATACGTTCCCGTTCCCGTTTGTCCACGTCGCTCATGTTCTGCGGATTCGCCGGGTCTGTTTTGGCCTTGTCGAACCACCCCACCGCAAGCTCCTGTTGATTTTTCAGGAACGCTTCGCCATGCCGGGCCATGTCGATCCGCTCAGGCAGTCGATTGAGCACGTCGGCCGCACTCAGCGTTGTCTCGCCCGCCTTGAGCAGTGAGGCTCCGAGTCCCTGCAATTTCGATGCCAGTTCGTTGTATTGGCCTTGAGCGTTGCGCAGTGCGGTTATGCCGTCGACCCCTCGTTTTTCGAGAGTGTCCGGAATTGCGGAGCCAGGGCCGAGCGCGACATTGATGCCGATCGCATTGCTCCATGTCTCCAACAGTCTCCTCAGTTGTTCCTCCATTCCCCTGTCTCCTTCCGATGATTGGGTATGTGAAGCGGCCTTTGCCGCGTTTTGCGTGCTCTGTTCCTCGCGCGGGCCGGAATACGGGTCCGCACCGTCGGTCACCAGGGCATGATGTATGACCGCCTTGGCTGCGATCACCAGCCATGCCACCTCCACTCCGTCAACGACTTTGCCCTGCAAGTCCATGAAGGTATAGAAGTCCAGATCCGGATGCGACCGCACCTTGTCGGAATCTACTCCGATGGACGTGGCGTTCAGTTCCCCGAGTTCCAGTCCCAACGCTGCCTTGGGATCGTATTTCCGGTTCACCACCAGGTATGCGTTCGCTCCGGCGGGGATGTCCGAGCTATTTTCCCAAGATGCGTCCACCACACGGCCCGCCTTGGCTCGGATATCGTCCGTGTGGTTCCACATGAGCGGCACCGGCCTGGCAGCCGAGTTGACGAGATCCGGAATCTGCCGGACGGCCGCGCCGTTGTTGTGGGAGAAGTCCACGTACATCGGCCCGAGGTATTCGTTCCAGCACCACACCTTCACCGCGCTCACCAGCCGCGTGAGCACCCGCACCTCATCAGGATTCCCCGCGGATTGCCCTGGCGCAGACTCCGATCCGGACCCTGCGTCCGAGTTCCCGTCCGCCGGAGGCGTGGTCGCAGCGTTCTGCGTGCTGCCCGCCGTTGCCTCTGCGGGCACCTTTCGAGGAGAGCAATTGATGATGCTTGTCAGGCTGTAGATCTTCTTGCCATTCTCAAGCCGAAACGGAGGCTCTTTGCGCTGTTCGGTCTTCTTCATGCTCTCTCCCTATGCGGCCCGCAGATATTCAGTCAGGCTCACGGGCTCAAAATGGAACCGTATCCGATAAAGGTTTTGCGCTGTCTGCTCCACTACACAGACCACTCGGTGCCGGCACAGCGGATGAATCGGAGCGCAAACCAAGCCGGTGCTTTGCACGTCGGCCGCATCCATGCTCTGAAGCGATGCCGGCCCATCTTTGCCTGCGAACCGCGACGTGACGAACTTGCCGAACTTGCCGATTTCTTCATCGCCCGATTCGATGATTTGCTGGATGCGGTCCACCTCGGTGGCGACCTTGAACTCTTTGTCCTGCATGGCGCGGCACCATGCACACGTCTTCGAATCCCAGGGCCCCGCGATCCGGAATGTGGTGAATTCCGCATCATGCAGAGCCAGCATTTCACCCCAGTTTTCCGCGCGGCTCACGCCCGTATCCAGAATCACGCGACTACGGTGCAGGCCGATATCGTCCACGAGCTCCCCGAACTGATCGCGGAAGGCTTTCAGGTCTTTCTCGGATTTGCCTATGCCCAACTTTTTGTCGAGGTATTGGTCCTTCAGGAACCCCTGAATCTGAGCGGACGTGCGTTCGTCTCCTGACACGTATTTCGACACATACATCCGATCCACACGGGCCAAATAATCCGTCGCGACGTCGTCTTTCAGGAATCCAATGGAGGCCGTCGGTGTGGGTCGTTCCCTGACGTCGCCGAACACGGAATCGTCTTCATATCGGGCCCAATGCCAAATCGACGTCAGATGCTCTTTCGCGATCTTTTCCAGGGTTGGGGAATCCAACGAGCCTTCAGCATCGCGGAGAAAGATCTCCAGCGCTCGCTTCACGAAGAGATCCGCTTCAGGCACATCCCTAGTGCGGGCCCACTCATAGACCGCATCCACCCCGGATTGTGCGGCAGTTGACAGCTTGCCCTGCACCTGGCTCACATATTGCCGTGCGGCATTTCGCGCGGTCGCAGCCGATGCGTTGGTCGTGGTTATGCCATTGCCGTCATTCCGGCGCAGGCCGGAATCCGGTCCCGGTTCCCGGCCTGCGCCGGGAAGACGATCGAAACCCGACCACTGATTCCGCGTGTATCCAGGCCACTCATAACGATTGGCACGTTTATTGAACGTCGCGATGAATGCTCCCGCCTTGGCAGATTCGTCGTCGTATCCGAGCTTTGCACGAGCCTCGGCCAGGTCGCAGATTCCCGCGGCAAAGTCTGCACGGATGCCGTCAGTCTCCATGCGTTCGGCTTCGTTATTCATGAATGCATCGAGCGATCGGTTGCGCTCGAACTGCACGCCGAACGAACAGTCGCCCAACCCATTCAGCGCCCCGTTGAGCCTATGGAAATGCTCCATCGCTCGTTTCACGAGGTTCTGGATGTTCAGCGTGCGGCCGATGAGCACCTCAAACAGCACTTTTGCGAACGTGTCCGGAGATTTACTCGCATGCCCGAAAAAGGTCGGATCCATGCCGAGGCCCGCGAACAGGCTCGTGCAGACCATCTCACGGAGCTGTTGCGCTCCGGCCGCTCCTGCGCTGGTGTTCTGGAACGTGTATTTCTCGTTTTCAAACCCGAGCGCAAAGCCTTTTTTCAAATTCTCGTGCGCAGCCTCGGCTTTTTGTTTCAGGATCGTGAAACACCGTTGCTGATACGCTGCGTCGCTCTCCTGTTTTTCGTAATCCCTCGGCGGGTTGGCAATCGTGCCGAGGAACACGCCGAGCCCGCTGAGCTTCTCCAGCCATCCGTCCAACGAATCGTCAAAATGCCTGAGCTTCGCGACTGACTGCAGCGCAGCCAATGCAGGCGGCACCGGATACGGGGACCCATCCCACGGCAATGCGATCGACCACACGGTCTGCACCATGTTGAGCGGCACGAGCTTGCCGTCCTGCCGTTGGCAACAGAGCAACTTGCCGTCCGCGTCTTTGGTGAATTCGATGGTCCTGACCGGCACGAGGAAAATTTGCGTCAGTTCGCTCATCGATTCGTCCGGAGGCGCTTCTCCGCAGATCGCTCCGAACCTCGTGGCCTGCGAAATGAATCCGTTTACCGCTCCGTCGAAACCTGCGCTCAGGGGAAAGCACCTCGCTGCGAAATTGTTCGCCACTTCCAGCGCTTGTTTCGCCTTCTGCTCGGTAGGCGCGGAAATCTCCAGCGAATGGCCCGTATTCGCGAGCGCGACCATGGTCGTGAGAAAATCCCGGAAATACGGATGCCACGTGAACAGGCCGTCCAGGCCGTCAAGTATCTGCCGCGGATACGGCGTGGGCATGCTCGAATACCCGGACATCATCGACATGATCTTGTCGGCCATCGTGCTGGACGAGTCGCGGCTCATCCGCATTGACACCTCGGGATATGCGGGCTTGGCTGCCTGTTTCCGCTTCGCGTTCCACGTTTTGATTCGGCCGATCAGGCTCATGAGTGCCCCACCATTCCCGGGGCCCACATACCGACGATGCCCACATCCGGAGCAGGAGGATTGATCCCCAATTCGAGTGCAGCCAGCCGCATGGAATTGGTGGCCATTAGATAATGGTTTTTGACCTGGCTCCCTCGCAGATAGACTCGTCGATTGTTGCCGTGGTTATCCTCTTCCATCTCGGTGATGGCCATCTTGAGATGGCCACGCACCTCCTCGATCACGGCTTTGTCCGCCGGCGAGAGCTCTTTGCGATTCTGTAGAGTCATCGTGCCGCCAATCAGCATCTCAACCGTCTTGTCCAGACTTTCCGTACGGTCCACTTCCACCACCTGGATGTCGATGGTCGATTCATACGGCTCTCTGGTGACCTGCACCCCGCGAACCGGCTTGAAGTACTGAATCCACGTCCTGTCGCGATGCCCGAGCGCGAATTTCTTGGCACTGTCCTTGTATGGCATTGCGTCAATCACGCACGCGGCCAGGTTGTAGCGCTTCCACAGTTCATCCAGGCGAGCCCATCGCTCGGTTTTCTCAAAATGGACCGGTTGAATGCGGGTCCCTGGGAGGCGCATGCCGATTGCGATGTGGAGGATGTCGCCGACATCCACGCCCATGAACATCCCTGAGCCCATGACCTCATACAGATACCGGGCTTCTGCGAGATCGAGCACTTCGTCCGTGATCTTCGCGTCATCCCCTCCGCTCGGGCTGCCGATGATCGATATCGTGAACCGCGCAATGGCACGCTTGCTGCTCTGTGCCTTGCGATATTCCTTCATGATCTGCGTGGCTACATTGGGCTCGTTGGGACGCTTGATGAGCGTGTAGAGTTGAGAAATGTTATAACCCCGCTCCTGGCTCGTCTCTCGCCACGGCACCCATTTTCCGTTGTGCATGTCCAGATGCGCCTGGCATTTCACGCACCCGCGATAATGGGTCGCTCCCTCCGGAAACCCCTTCTTGAGGTTCGCCGGGACTTCCATGAAATTCTGCGGGAAATCCCTTTCGAGGCAGTTCCACGTGCCGCAACTCTCGCAGCGGATCTCCCAGTGATGCTGATCGGAATCATTGAACAGTTTATGAATGCCATAACCGGGAAAGGACGGCTGAGACAGAGCGTGATCCCATTGTAGATCGGAAGCCATGATCCGGTCTTTGACGAATTCCGAATGATCCTGCTTGGAGCGGTCGATCTCGTCTCTGATCACGTAATCGCCCGCGTAGCTGATTACGTTGGCTTCGGAATGCATTCCGAGCACAAAGATCTGGCCGTCGCCCACCTTCATCAGACCCTTTTCATAGGTGCCGGTCTTACGGGCCTTCAGATAAGGAATATTATCGATTCGCGCCTGCACACGGGTCTTTGAAAACTTCGCGGCCTTGTTGTCGTCCGGCAGGTAATAGAGAGCCACTTTGCCGAGATGTGCTGCAACGTAGAGCACTCGCTTGACCATGCCCTCGGACATGGCCACCTGCGCCGCCTTCATGATGTACTGCACAGGAGACATGTCCGCTACGATCTGTTCCTGAAACGGGAACCGGTCGTAGTTGTGCGGCTGACTCCTGTTTACCCGGTAATCGATCTCTTTCAGCCATTCGGCAATGGGCAGCTGTTCGGTCGATCGATTCCGTCCGGCGCTTGCAGGAATCAATTCTTTGAGCGCATGACTCACGCGGTTTTCTCCACCATCTGTTTCTGTGCAGCCTCAATCACGTCGAGCAGTTTGCTCGTCAGTTCCGGCTGTCCCTCAAGGGCCGCCATCACTTCCTGTTTGAGTTGCTTCACTGCGGCTTCGATGCGTTTTGACCGCTCCTGCTCCCACTTATCCCGCATCACTGCCGAGGTCTGGAGTCGTCCGAGCGAGTTCGCGACTTTCGCGAGATCCTCGATGCTCTTCACCTGTTGCAGGTCTGCATCCGCAAGAGCTTCGACGCAGAGAGCGCCCGCGAGCACCACGCCAGCCTGTTCGATGTCTATGCCGTCGGGCACGAGGTATTTGGCCAGCATCCGGGCGCGTTCCCGTGCGGTCTCGATCCGTTCCAACTCGTTGCGTTGCCGTGCGATCCACCTGTGGATCTGGCTCTTGCTGATCTGATAGCCCTCTTCCGCGAGTGCAGCCGAGATCTGCTCGTATGTGAGACGCGGGAATCCGTCATCGGGCCTGCCGACAAACCAATCCCGGATCTGAAGCTGAATCTCAGCCGGCAATCCGTCAATTGCGCCGTGTGCGCGATTTGGGCGACGATCAGACAATGAGGTTTACTCCCGGGTCCGGATCGATGGTGCCCTCGATGAGATCGATTCCCGATGGCGCGATGTAGAGCATCCAACGTTCCACACCCGCAATCTCGTCTCGCAGCCGCGCCTTCTTGAGATACGCCTTATCCGCGAGGTATTGGACGTTCTCTTCGAGCATCTCTACCGCGCCGAGCAGGCCCGCGGACCTGAAGATCCGCTCCAACCCGGGCCACGAGATGCCCTGCGTGCCATACCGTCGCACTACCCGCAGGATGCTCCCGCGATGACGCCGGTTGCGATCGATGTCGGTCTGTATTTCGCTCATCCGATTTTCCTCGCGTCATCGATTAGGCCCAACTTGATCGCTATCTGGTCGACCCGTTCGTGTATCCGCACGATCATTTCCTCCTGGCGCAACATGCGACCCTCGAAGTCCTCGCGTTTCACATAGTCCCCGCGGCTGGATGCGCAGTGAACCTGGCATTTGTGCAATCTGTCCTGCAGCTCGGTGATTGCCTGATTCTGCGACTCGTCGCTCTGGCTCTTGCGTTGCAGCGACACGGTGACCACCGCGACAGCTGAACCCGCTCCCACCGTGCATACGAACAGCACGATCACCGCGAGCCACCACAAATGTGTCAGCGTGTTTCCGGCTCCAACATCGGGCAACATGTCACCTCTCAGTATGGGGGCCTGACGATCAGCGCTATCTTCGGCCACCAATGCGGTTTCAGGTTCGTCAAGACAAACCCTCTTGACTTAGCGGCATGCACCGCGGTATCGGGCTGAGCCCATCGCACGAGTACGTGATTGAGTTTCGGGTGTCCTGCGAACACCAGGTCGCCGAAGAGCATCTGTTCTCTCGTAGGCACCGGAGCCCACGGCCAGCCGGCCATGGCGTCCGCGGTGGACCGCTTGAACCAACGGGCGAGTTTCAGCTCAGGCCAGAGATCCTTCATCAGCCGCCACGCTGCGGCTGAGCAGTCCTGTTTCTTCCACGGCAATTGTTCCGCGAGCATGGCCTCGCCGCGGGCGTAGAGCACGGCCCGTCGGCCGGTCCAGGCGAGGGCAGGCAGCGATGAGAGCACGGCAAGGAGTAGCAAGAGAATGCCGGGGAGATGCTTTTTGCAAAAAGCTCCTCCCCGGACCCCTCCGCAAAAACTCTTGGCGAATTTTGAATTGCTTGCGTTCATGCCACCACCGAAACGATGATCCAACCCGTGACGTAGATCAGCGCCACGATCACGACCGTGGATGCCCACGTATTGTTGTAAACGTCTGCATCAAACCACCGATCGAAACT